GCATCAACTTTTTGACGCTGCGCTTCCAGGCCCAACTGCGCTTGTTTGAGCTGTGCATCGGTCTGATCCTTGGCCACCTTACGCTGCAAGTCGCCTTGTTTGATTTGCAACTCTTGCTGCTGCAACTGAACCAGCGGATCTTGGGCTTGCTGTTGAGCTTTAGATTGAGCTTGCTGCTGCATATTGCCAGCCAGCAGGCGTTGTGCCGCTTGTGCCAGCAGGGGAGCCAAACGTGCTTCGACTTCTGGATCCATGTTGATGTCTTCGCCTGACTCGTCTTTTTGTGGGGGCAGACTCATACCCAACTGCTGCTCAATTTGTTTGCGATACTCAAAGCCTAAGTGCTCATTGATGTGCGCCATCATTGCGCCTTGCAACTGCTGAGCCATTGGGTTGTTCTGCAAGAGCGACATGATCTTGGGATCTTGCATCGCAGACATATGCACCATGATGTGTGACTGGTGGTCTTGGTACATAAACGCTTTGACTGGCTTCATCATCAGTACGTTCTGGTTCTCTGACACTGGATCTGTAGGTTTCTGATCCTCATCCATCGGCACAAGTTTTTGTGCGTCTTTGATACCCAGCACGTCCAACATCTGACGATGTAATAGCGGCATATTGTAGAGTTGTGGGGACTGCTGAGCCAACTGCATCACAGCTTGATACTGCACAATCTTCTGCGCCATGGTTGACGCATTAGGATCTGACACTGGTATTACATCCACGTTGTCGTAGTCGCTGCGCTTGGCTTTGCGTGAGCCTTCAGTGGGCTCGTAATCGTAGTCCTCTGGCGTATATGCAGCAATGATGCCTTTCAAGAGTTTTAGCTCTTGCTTCATTGAGTAGTGAATGCGTGCCTGTACTGCACTCATCACTTTAAGCGTACGCTCAAGGATAGCCAATGTGGTGCCCACTGGAGCCTGCCCAGACATATCGCTAATCTGCAGATCAGCGGTGTTGGCAAAACGGCGTCCTTCATCCACAATTTGACCCAGCAACGCCATTAGCGTCTGGCTAGGTTCCTTGTACGGCAGGGGCAACAAGTTGTCGCGAATAGTACCGCTTGGCACGTCAACATCTCGCCACTCTCCAGGGGCAATCGGTGTATCGTCTCCCTTTACACGAAGACCACGAGCTTTAAAGCCACCAGGCAAGTTACTTAGCGTACCAGCATCGACAAGCTGACGAATAAGAGAAGTGCCTGACTTAGCAAAAGCCCCGATAAGGTGTATGAGGCCAAAATAGTAGAAGCCAAATCCAGGAACGTATCCGTAGTGTACGTAGTGTTGTCGTTTCTGATAGGTCTCATCATCGGGCTCCCAGTTGCGGCGTACGGCCAAAACTTTGTTTGAACCTTTTTCCAACGTCACGATGTATGGCAGCTTGATGCCAGTGGGTTCCCCATCTTCCTCGTGCTCGTAACCAGGCAGGTCCAAGTCCACACTCATCTCAAGAAGTTTGTAGCGGTTATCCGATGTAGCTCTGAAGCCCATCTTCTCTGCGATCTTCTTCTCAACTTCATCGAGCACATTGTCTGGCTCGCCTAAGTCAACATCACGGTAAAACCCAGCGACCTGCAGACGGCGCAACTCATTCTCGGTCTTACGCATCACGTGCGTGACACGCTCAGAAGTCTCTAAGTTACTGGCACCGTAGGGCACAACCAAATCTTCCGCCGGCACAAACAGAGAGATCTGACGCTCCATGTGCGGGTCGTAATAGACTTTTTTGAACGCATTACCAGACAGACCCAAGCCCCACAACATCCGCTCGTGCTCGGGACGGAACTCAGTCATCACGTCTGTTAACTGGTAGTTCATGTCATCTTGCACACGAACAGCCGCCGCTTTTTTCTCGGGTGTTTCTTTACCAATAATCTGAGTCTTAACGGGTCCCGCAGCGGGGAATGTGCTCATCATGGTCTCAGCTTGAAACTTAACCAGCGCTTCAGACAAAAGTGGATGGTACACCCCACAAGCGCCTTCCCAGGGCTCAGTGCGCTCTTCAATCTTCATTCCTAAGAGTTCCAGACCATCTACATAAGTCTGCATCCAGTCTTTGCGGCTACCAACGTCATCATCAAAGTCACTGGCCAATTCACTGGCAAGTTCCTCAAGCACATCCTCACCCAAATATTCGGCAAGATTATCATCAAATGAATCGTCCATATTGGGTGCCACAGGACCTAGATCAACTTCTAGCTCCGTGACTTCCGTTTCCGGCTCCATTTCAATCTCGAGCATTGGCTCTTCCGCCAGGGCATCAAGTCCTTGGGGTGCTTGGTACAGTGCTTTATCAATAGCCATTTTTTACCTCAGTAGTACGCGACTTTGCGTCTGAATTCTCTTGGCTCATCCGGCTCATCTGATGCCAGTCGGATAAAGCCCCCACGTCTAAATCTTAAGAGCGCTTGCGAGGTAGAGTCCACCAAGTCATCATGCTCCCCGGACGGGAACGACGCGACCTCATCGACTAACTCCTCGGCCCAGTGTGTATTAGGCACCCAAACACGTCCGGATGCAAATATATCAGCCACTGCATTAAGTCGTGCAATTTTATCGTTACCTTTGCTTGGTGTGAACTCCTGCACGGGTATACCCATCGCTCTTAACTCAAAAATAAGTGGAGAACCCGCAGCTTTAGCTTCAATAATTGTTGCATCTGGGTTCCACTCTTTGTACTCCTGCATCGCCCGCTGCTTCAATTCCGGGAACTCCATCCGCTTTTTGAACGCGTTGAGCAAAATAATATTGGCTTGGTTTATGCCCGTATCGTCTGGCTGGTAGAACACGCCCCACGTTGTGCACGCAGAGTAGTCAGCCCGCTCCGTTTTTAGAAACGCCGTATCCCATGACTGGATCAGGAAGTCACAGTATGGGGGTGACTCCTCCTGCCATATCTGCCACCACTCCCGCTTAATAATGGCCGACGCATCAGATGTCGGCTGCTGCATATACTGCGCCATCCACTTAGAGTTGGGCAACTCTTGGCGCAAAGCTTCCAGTTCAACCAAGCTCCAGAACTCTGGCCACAGAGGCAAACCCGAGGGCATGATGGCAGGAAACTCAATTACTTCCCACTCCTCACCCGAGCGCTGCGCTGCAGCTTTGAGTACCTGACCCGTCAAGTCTTTTTTTGACCATCTAGTCATCACAACCACGATGGCCCCGCCAGGCTGCAGACGCTGCCTAGGACCGGACGTGTACCACTCGTAGGCTTTATCGTAAATCTCTGGGTTTGTCTCTGACAGGGCGGCTTCTTGCTCTGAGTGCGGGTCATCAATGATGAGCAAGTCCGCACCTTTACCAGTCACGGCTCCCCCCACACCAATCGCAAAATAGTCACCGCCCTTGCTGGTGTTCCAGCGGCCAGCAGCCTTTGAATCGGCCTGAAGTTCTAACTCTGGGAATACTTCCTGGTAGATGGGCATATCCACCAAGTTACGCACCTTACGTCCAAAACCCACCGCAAGTTCAGCCGTGTGGCTGGTCTGGATGACTTTCTTTCCGGGGAAATTTCCCAGAAACCAAGCCGGCAAAAGGTAAGAAGCAAACTCAGACTTTGTATGGCGAGGCGGCATATTGATAATCAGGCGCTTTACCTCGCCTCTGGCCACACGCTCAAACGCCGCAGCCATCTTGGCGTGATGCCGACCATGGATAAAGTTTGGCCACACCTTTCCCACAAAAGACATGAAGCTGCCCTGTGCCTGGGTACGCTCTTTGCGTAGGTTTAGCTCGTTTTTGAGCGCAGAAATCTGCATCTTTGCAGTAGCCGGCGCATTTTTGATGGCTTGTTCAATCTCTGCCACCGTGAAATCCGTCAATTTTGTCTTGACTGGTGTATTCATGCGGTTATTTACTCAAATTGTTGGGTTTGTGCACTTTTTTGTTCCGTTTTAGGCACGCGGCCTAGTTCTTCGTCCAAATCTATACCTAAAACAGCATCTTCTTTGGTGTCTACTACGATGGCGTTACCCATGTACTTGGATAATGTGTTCACAAGCTCAAGTTCCAGCTCTTCTGTGGACTTATTGTTGATTGTGACCTCAACTCGCTCGGTAAACAGCCCAATTTCGCTCACTTTACCCATTAATTCCAAAGCTCTAAGCTGCTCTGCAACCTTAGCAGGCCCTTCTGGGTCACTAATTTCAAGCAATCTGTTCACTAAGTAGTTACGCGCCTGGATGTTTGAGTCCAAAATCTGGTGGTCATACTGTGTAATTAGTGCTTTTAAGTGCAGTGCAACACCTGAAGTGGATGGCACTGCTGGCGCATTCTCGCTTTCCGTAAACATGGCACGGGATTCATCTCGCGCTTTTTTGTCCACAATAAGTACGGCGTCCGCATCGTCTAAAAACTCGGCGGTTTTAAAGAATGCTTTAGCTCTCTGTGCAATATCTACAGCAGAACCTTCGACCTCGTGGATCAAA